CACATTTTATTTTTTAAATCCTTGTAAAATTTTTGCTGTGAATTAGTATTTTTTTTACTTGGTACACTGACTGTCGCTAATCCTAAGCCATAAGGAGGGTCTACAATAGCCAAGTCAAAATAGTTATCAGGATAACGAGCCATTAGCTCCATGTTATCCTCGTTTGTTATTGTTATTTTTTCAGTTACTTTCATAACGGTGTTACTTTAAATTTTCCATCATTGAATCGACCTGTCTCAATCAAGTCCATTTTTTTCCAGTATGCCAGCGATTTGCTGGTGAATATCCACTCTTGCACGACTGCGAGCCCGATTTGGTATGTGAGTTTGAATCTCATATCTCTGTCATTTTGATTTCACAAATTCTGTTGTATAGATCGTGGTTGAATGATGTCCAAAATCGGTTAACCTGGTAGTGGTTAAACGAACCAATCAAGCTCATCCTCGTTGATGGCTTCGACATAGGCTTGCTCGAAGTAGCACTGCTCGTAGAGCTTGGCGAGGTAGTCATCGCACTCTTTTGTTTGTTTAATTGTAAGTCCTTCATAATAGTGTTTTTCTGTTATTTTATAATCGCCATAAGAGTCACCCACTTTGATGACATAGTTTGCCATGGTTGTGCCATTCGTCTCGGTATCACCCACATCTTCGAATTCAACGAATAAATCAACGGCAGCTTCGCCATATATCTTGATGCACTGGTGGTCACGGATATCGATTGTAATCATTACTTATTGTATTTATCGTTGTACACATGGTTGACGTACTTATCAAATGAAGCTGGCAGCTCGTAGCTCTTCTCATGATAGATTTGTTGGTCGATGGTTGGATGGTCCATCACTGGTCTTGATACGGTTGTAGAAAGCCAGAATAGGAATGCGAGTCCAACTACCATCACTGCGGCACCACCAAGAGTGTCACGCTGGTCTTGATTTAGATTCTTAATTGTTTTCATTTTCTTCGATTGTTTGTAGTAATTCAAAAATTGACCCCCAAGCACCAGATGCGTGGCGAGTGTGGTTGCTCTCTGAGCCGTAGATGCTCTTGCATTCTTGCAGATTTGCATACAGCTCTTTTTCTTGGCTGCGGATAAGGTCGATAATTTGTTGTTTGTCCATAATAAATTGTTTTTGTTTCTGCGAATATACGCAACATTTGCAAATATGTTCACTTTTCTAAACAAATTTTTTATTTTTTTTCACATTTATTTTTGTAGCGTAAGGTTTTACCCTGATTTTGTTACACAATTCGTAAGGTTTTACCCTTATTTTGTGACATATATTATGCAGAAAGTAGGAATTTTGCCGATTATGTATGTTATAACTAACAAAAAAGGGAGCCCGTGAGCTCCCCTAAAACAACGTATTATGAATACGGCACTAAGTTACAAAGGAAATTTCATTGAGTCGATACTCTTGACTGTTTTTTTCACCTTATCTGTCTCATATCTTCTGCATTCGATTGTCAGGATGCGCCCTCCAGTTGGCTTCACTGGAGCACCACGCTCAACGTGCCACCCCTTTGAGCCATCACCGTACTCTTCTTTGTAGGTACCAGTGAGCATGAGGTGAATGTCCTTATGATAATGGCGATAGCCAGTCTTTGAATGAAAGGTAACGGTGTCACGCACATCATTTCGGGCAGCATTCTCGTGGATGTGACCCATGGTGAACACATCGAAGTCTTCATACATCTCAAGAGCACGAGTCAAGTTGAGAGCTCCCTTGGTGACTACACCACCACCGCCACTTCCGTGAAAGTATTTGATTTTTGTACTCATCTGCACGTTGCCATTGAATATCTGCTTGATAATAAGCCAACCACCATATCCACCAGTGAACACATTGCTGCCATTTCGATAGTTCAGAAGGTCAACAAATCGCTGAAGGATGTCTGTCTCCTGGTGCTTGATGATTGCGGTCTCGTGATTGCCGTATCCGATTACCGTTAGGATATGAGCATAAGGTGACCACCATTCAACAGCTGTCTCAACGATGCTATCCAAGTACTTTGCATTGTTGTGTTCTGGTCGGATGTCTGATTTGTTGCCTCTGCGATCACCCTTCCCTTGCATTAGGCAGAACATATCGCCATTTATCATCACTGGAATGTTATGCTCAAGACAATGGTCAAGGTCTCTCTTGAGAATCTTCCAGTCACTCTTTGGATTGTCCCAATGGACATCTGACAGCATTGCTATCTCTACCAAGTTACCACCGAGCTGAAGTTCGTGGATGTTCTTGGCGTGCTTTTTTACAATCATATTTCTTTTTTAGAATATCTGAAGAGGTACATGGTACCCATACCAACCACAAAGCCGAGAATCAGCACCCAAAAAACGGGCTTTTCCTTTTGTGATTTGTACTTTGCCACCTCTATCTTTTGCACCTGACGAATAGTGTCACGCTTGAGCTTGTAGTGAATTCGCTCCTGGTACTTTGTCAATGGCACATAGGAGGTCTTATAACGCACGATTGTGTCTTTGGTGGTGTGATAGTATTCGTAAACAATTTTATTGTCTACAATCACGGGAAATGAGTCCACTGACGTGATGCGAATGGTATCAGCCACGCTGTCGCAGCGGTATCCTTTCTTGATTGCTTTGTTCAAGTGGTAGTTGGCGGTGCAACTTGTCACAAGAATCAGTAAAATAAGTGACTTAAAATTCATTTATCAGACAATAAGAGGTGAATTTCTGTGGCTTGCAGAGCTTGATGAACTCTTTATATTTGGTTACGTTGTTGACCACTTGGCAACCAGCTGACCACCAACCAATGGAAGTGCCTGATGGCTTGCTCAAGTCATATGTGTTTGGGTGGAAGTTGATGCCAAAGTATCCGGTGTCGAGCTTGCCTTGCTGCTCGCTGTCATCATCCTTGTCAGTGTCACGATACACTTGGACAGCAGCTCCAAGCTGAAGCAATGCATCGACCTTGCCATTGTGCTTGCCGAACTTCCACACATCATAGTACCATTGGTCGGATTTGAGCACAGCTGCACCATTCTTGTTGACCTTTTCGAACTGCTTGAGAGTTGGTGTTCCTGGGTTGGTGGTGCCAGATGTCACCCAGATGAACTCTTCGCCTTTGAATAGGTAGAACTTATCATCAAAGCTGTTGGCTGCATCTTCAGCGGAGCGCACTCCAAGAATCCAGTGCTCGGTTGGAATACCAATATAGTTGCCGAGTGATTTGACTCGCTCGAGTAGTTGCTTATCGGTGTAGCTTTTGACCATTTTTATTGTTTAATAATAGACCCCGACAACAGTATCATCGGGGGATTCTCGGTGTTCACCTATAGCGAGCAGTCGAGTGGAGTCACTTCCAGTTGTCGAGCTCTGCTTTTGATCGCGTGACAAATCTCCGCATCGCTGCGAGGATGTTCTTGCCAGTCACGTTCTCATATGATTCGTTGATGCTTTTGACTTCCACTATCACGCAAAAGAAAGCCACAAATTTTGTCATGATGAGCTCAACAGAAATGAAGTGAGCGATGATATCACCAGCGATGTACTTCTCGATGAGGAATGTGAACACAATGCCACCAGAGTAAAGCAATGACTTGCCGATTGTGTCGGATAGTCTGCGAGATTTGAATGCTTGCCACCCCCCTTTTTTAACGCTGCGCCATACTCCGAATATGGTGTCAATGAATATGGCAAGGATTGCAACCAATACAAGTGGCTGCACTGGTGCGAGTATGGTGAAGAATGAAATGGTCAAAAGTAGTATGGTGTTTTTCATCAGATGACAAGAATTTGATTGTTGTATCCGTTGTTTCGAGGATATCCACAGTTCCATTCACCATTGAACCAGCAGTCACCGATGCACTGCACGCACTCAATTTGTGGTCGAAGGTCAGTATCTCTGTTGGCTTGGCTTGTGAAGATGGGATATTCTGCTTTGTTTTTGATTAAGTATTTGATGAGACGCATCTCAAAGAATGAAGCCTTCTGAGCGAAGTGCTCCATGCCGAATGCCACCTCACTGCGCCCTACTGGCTGCGAGTAGTCACCACTCTGCTGCTGGAGTCCCTTGTTCTTGAGCTGATATGTCAAACCAAAGACAGCATCTTCGGCAGACCTCCAAGCGATGACCGGCTGAATGAAAGCCACGAGCTGCTCCTCTTCAGGAGTCAGAGTTTGATCATTGTATGCCTCGAGCAAATGGTTGTAGAATACGGTGCCCAATATCGGCATCACTCGGAGCTGTGCTTGAGTTGCCACATATGGAAAGACATCAGTCACATCCACATTGGCGGTGATTGGTGTGTTGGTCTTTAGGTAGTTTTCAGTGATGAAGTACAACATTACGCTTGAGGTATTTGAGATTGTGCTGCTGCTTGTGCTTGATTTGACGTGATGTCACCACCTTCAATCGGTGGAAGTGATGCGAGTGCTCTGACCTCATTGATGGTCATTGTCTCAAGAACCTTGGTGGCAACCAATGGGCTGAGTGAGTTGAGTGCGTCAGATGTCTTGCTTGCATCTCCTTCGATTTCAACGATGGTCTCATTGATGATTTGGAAGTTATTGATGGTGAAGTCAGCGAATCCGAGTTTGGCGATGTGTAGAATCTCATTGAAGATATCTTGCACTTGCTCACGCAATGGCATCACGACATTCTTTTCGAATATGATATAGGCTTGCTTGATATCGCTACCAGAACCAAGTGAACCAGTGGTGCGTACACCCATCAAGATTGGGTCAATGGTATGTGCAAAGCAAATCTGTTCTGTGTTCAATCCGGATGCTTCCTGGAAGAGCTTGTCATTTGAGTTGGTTGGGATGCTCTCAATCTTTGGAAGCTGGTCTTGTGAGTTGGCAAAAAATGCGGCAGTCTTGCCAGCGTTCTGGCTTCCCTTGAGCTTGTCGATGGTGTTACGCAGTACGTTCTTTTCCTCCTCCGATTGCGGACGTTTTGGGAACATGATCGCAAACGATGGGAAGATGCTGTTCTGAATGTTGCTCTTGGCAAAATATGAAAGCTCGCCAGATAGGAATGCGAAGTTCAAAGCACTTGAATACTTCGGAAGCGGATACCAATCTTGACCAAGTGTCTCGACCTCATAGACGAACAACTGCTCTGTGTCCATGCAAGTCGGATGATGCTTTTTGATTTCTTGCACATTGATTCGAGCCGACCAATCCTCACAGATGAAGTACTGATTTGGCTGTCGACCACGTCTCACTTTCTCAGGAGATACGTTGTGCACTCTCTTGAGCTTCATTTTCTCATCAAATACCAAGCGGAAGTACACACGATTGTGCACAACCAATTGCTCGGTGACTGCTCTTGCAATCTTTTTGATGTTTACTTTCTTCTCGAATGTGTAGAGGTCAAGCAAATCCTTGGCTGTTGCACCATCAACCTTGATGTCGAAGCCACCACCAATGACAGCATTGGTCTTGTAGTCCACAATAGCACCATGAAGTGGCGAGCTGAACACCATTTGATTGAGCAGCTCTGGATACATATTGTCTTGCCCGAATGGAATCCATCCAGCGGTGGTGTATCTGCCGTTGACGTATGGCAAGGAGAGATTTGCGCCACCAACTTTCAAGAATGGTGTGCTGAATGCCTCATAATTTGGAGAGATGACTTCCATCTCTGCTGGTTTTTGTGCTCTGAATCTATCGTACCAAGCCATAATTAGTCATAAATTGATGATGTAGATACTCCACTCACAACCATTCTGCCCTCTTCAATGACAACACCAGTGGTATCCTCGATTGATATGGGTGGAGTGGTGGATTCGTACACCGAGTATGTATATTGTCCCTTCATTAGCTCGACATCAACGGGCTCATCTAAATAGAATAGGTTGAATCTCTCTGGATAGTCGGAGTCATCGGGTGCCGTGAAGAGGATTGGGTCGGATGTTGGGTTCATTTCGTTCTGAAAAACGAATAAATAATAAGGCGAAGTCAATGTCGACACCTCTGTCAGTGTCAGCACAATTGAATTCACCTCTCCCTTGTTAATGTAAATCATTTACTTATATTGCAATAGGGTCAAATTTTGTTCACAAAAAAAAAGCCACCCGGTGTGGATGGCTCTTTGTAGTAGGTTATTTGATATTAAAGAGCTGGGACAACAGCAGCAACAGCAGCTGATTCAATCTCATATGCAAGGAAGTCATTCTCTGCGATCAATGTCACAGAATACTTGCTACCATCTGCACGAGTAGTGCCAGAGCCTTCGCCAACTGCGCTCAATTGAAGGTATGGGAAGTACCAATATTTCCCGTTCATGTCCTTCACGATTGCGTTGAGGTATTGCTGACCAGCACCCAAGATTTTGATTGCTTGAGATTTGTCCTGGTCTCTGCGGTGGAACATCAAAGAGATGGTCGCAGTGACATAAGATGAACCATTCACAAGGTCAATGGCTGCATCTTCCACATAGCTTCCAGTGTTTCTGCGTATCTCGAATGGAGTATAGTCAGGAGCACCAGCTACCAATGTGATAGAGTCAACAGTCCAAGTGTTGGTTGCATCAAGGGCAAAAGTGTCAATGTTGTCTTGCTGATTAATCCAAATCTTCTCGATGCCACCACTATTGTTGTCGCACGATTTTACGATTGTTTCTAAAGCTTCACAAGCCATAATATTTTTGATTTATCAGTTTGAAAAAATAGGGGGGAATTTCACCCCCCTGGATATATTAAGAGTAGAGAACTACTTCAGCACCGTTAACGTGAACGAAACCAACTTTCATGTTGGCACGAGTGCGGATGTAAGGCTCTGCAACTGTGTCAGAAAGGTTGACAGCTTTCAAAGCTTTGTCATCTCCTTCAGCATCGAATGCGTAGATAAGGTTGTCTTTCAAAGTCAAGACAGCTGTATCAACTGGCATACCTTCACAAACAACAACTTTCACACCAAGGTAAGTCAATGCCAATGGAGTAGTCACATAAGTCATGGTGTTGCCAGAAGCAGCAGCCAATTCGTATGCGTTAGCGATGTTTGTAGAAACATACAAGCGAAGGTCAGCTTTCTTGCGGATGATGTCAGCTGGAGCAGCAGCGAATACTTTCGCTAATTCAGCCAATACATTCGAAGCAGTTACAGTTGT